TCGGCCAGCTTGAAATTAGACTTTGGTGACTATGCAGTAGGATCACCACACTACAACTATACTTACGTTGACCGTAAGGACGAAAGTGATTTTCGTAGCACAATGACTACGGGCTATGACCGCTTTATTCGTGAGCTACAACGCGCTCAAGAATTTGACGCATTCCTCTTCGTCGTAGTCGAAGGCTCAATAGAATCAATTAAAAAAAATAATATAATAAATCCTACTAAGAGTAATTTGTCTTTTATTTGGCATAACATGAGGCAACTAGCTCACGATTTTCCTCGCCGTTGCCAGTTTATTTTTACTGGCCAGAATGGCAAAAAATTATTTAGTAAATTAGATAATGAATTTTATTCTAATTATGAGCTACTTTACTCGAAGGCCGAGAAGCTGAAAGCTGAAGGCCGAAGAGAAGAATCAGATAAAATTAATAAAAAAATGTGGTTTATTAAAAAAGATGTATTTAAGCCGGCTTACGAGTCGTATGTCAACCAAGCAAGGCGGGTCTCCGAAAGATTGATACCGAAGCTTTTAGTTCGCGGAAAAGAATTATGGCGCGCAGACTTGCAATACTTTTTGGATCAAAGATGACTTGGGAGGAAGGGAAATTTTCGGTCAGAAGCAACGGGCCAGACATTAATAAAGAGTTAATGCAAGTCAAAGGGCATCTTGACGAGCAAGATGCCAAGTATCACCTTCATAACTTTTTAAGAGAAAACATAACATTTACAACGAACCTTATTGGGGGCGTGGACTTATTCCCTTTTCAGCATCTAGCAATCAAATCAATGCTGGAAACAGATTACTTTCTGGGCATATGGAGTCGGGGTATGTCAAAATCATTTAGTACAGCCATTTATGCTTTCCTGGATGCGATATTTAATCAGGGGGTGCAAATTGGTATTTTGGCAGCTACATTTCGTCAGTCAAAAATGATATTTGAAAAAATCGAAGATATAGCCAATAAGCCAGAAGCACAGTTTCTGGCTCAATGTATCACAAAAAAATCAAAGAAGAATGACCAGTGGACACTAGAAATAGGAGAGTCTAAAATTATTGCTTTGCCGTTGGGTGATGGATCAAAGTTGCGTGGTTTCAGGTTTCATAGAATTATTATTGATGAGTTTTTATTGATGCCTGAGCACGTATACAATGAAGTTATATTGCCATTCTTGAGCGTTGTTCAAAATCCCACAGAAAGAGAAAAAGTCAGAAAGCTTGAAGATCAATTAATTGCTCAAGGCAAAATGAAAGAAGAAGACAGGTATCAGTGGCCAAACAATAAACTAATCGCTTTATCTTCCGCCAGTTATAAATTTGAATATTTGTACAAAGTATATGAAACATTTGAAGACTTAATCCTTAATGGAGTGCCTGATGCAAGAAAAGATACTTCCAAAAGGGTTATCATGCATTTTAGTTATGATGTAGCTCCTCAAGCTTTGTACGATCAAAATTTGATTAATCAATCAAAGCAAACAATGAGTCAGTCCCAGTTTGACAGAGAGTTCAATGCTATCTTTACTGATGACAGCTCTGGGTACTTTAAAACCTCTACAATGGCCGCATGCACAATTAAAGATGGTGAGCCTCCTCATCTTGAGGTAGCTGGCGATAGAGATTCAAAATACTTGCTTGCATTTGACCCTAGTTGGGCAGAGTCAGAAAGTTCTGATGATTTTGCTATACAATTATTTAAATTAAACGATAATACACAAACTGGTACATTAATTCATAGTTATGCTGTACCTGGTTTAAAGATGCAAGATCATATTAATTATTTTCATTACTTGTTGACTCATTTTAATATTGTGGCTATAGTTGGGGACTATGGAGGCGGTGTACAATTCATGCAGGCAGCAAACGCTAGTGAGCAATTCAATAAAAGCAATATAAACATCAAGGAGATCGTCGCTGACTTTGATAACATGGAAAACTATCAGGATGGTTTGTTGCAAGCAAAAAATCAATACAATTTAAAAGAAAGAAGAATCTGTGTGCTTCGCAAGCCTAGTTCTGATTGGATCAGAAAAGCCAACGAATTACTTCAGGCTAATTTTGATCACAAGAGAATATGGTTTGGGGCAAGACCATTAGATGAAAACTATCACAAGCAAATTAAAAAGAGCATACCCGTAGATGATCTAATATTTATGCCCAATCAGAAAGAGATATTAAAAAATTCTGGTTCAGGTAAAATCATTGATTTCCTTGATCATCAATACGATATGGTCAACTATACTAAAAATCAGTGCGCATTGATACAGGTTTCATCTTCTCCACAGGGCGCGCAAACATTCGGATTACCGAATAACTTAAAAAGACAGAGCGGCCCAAACAAAACACGAAAAGACTCGTACTCTGCGCTTGTGTTAGGTAATTGGATGATTAAGACTTATTATGACTTTGTAAATGTTAGAGCTGCCCCTACTGAAGCGACATTCACCCCGATAATGATATAAAGTCAAAAGTTAACTTTAAACTTTTAAGTGGACTTTTAAAAACTTTGGTGTAAGATAATTTATGCCAAGAAAATACACTAAGAAATCGGAATACTGGGACAAGTTCCCTAAAAAGGAAGAGAGTATCGAAAATCTGATGAGCCAGCAGTCTCAAGCGTCAAACGAAGAGATTATTCCGGCTACAGCAGGAGAGTCCTACTATACTCAAGCATCTTGCCCAAGAAACGTGGGTCAAGTCAGCGGAGAGAGGGCTACCCGAAGGCGCAGCAATAAAGCCGCAAATGCTCCAAGAGCAGATAAATATAAAAATATCGCGGACACTGCGTTACCTTATTCTTATAGTAAGAATTATATCAGCCCCAAAGATTCAATCTTGCTTTGTCAGAAGGCTTATGCTAATGTACCTATTTTCAGGAACGCTGTAGATGTAATGGCTGAGTTCTCTAATTCCGATATCTATCTAGAAGGTGGATCCGAGAAATCCAAATCATTTATTGACAAGTGGTTAAATAAAATTCAAATTTGGAAATTAAAAGATCAGTATTTTAGAGAGTATTATAGATCTGGTAATGTATTTTTATATAAACTAGATGGTAAGTTTACTTCTGAAGATTTAATCAAGCTTAATCAAGTTTATGGGTCGGAAAGCAAAAGTTTGCCTCAAAGAAAGATTCCTATTAAGTATGTGTTTTTAAATCCATATGATTTTGTGGCCGATAGAGTGTTGACATTTAGCTCTAAGCGTGGAATCTATAAGAAACTGCTTAGCGAGTACGACATCGAGAAATTAAAAGATCCACAGACTGAGTACGATAAAGAAGTATTTGACGCACTACCACCAGAAGCTAAAGATAATATTAAAAATAATCAATTTATGCAGGAAGGTGTTTTAGTAAACTTGGATGCTAAAAAATTAATATTTTCTTTTTATAAAAAACAAGACTATGAGCCTTTTGCTATCCCTTTTGGTTTTCCTGTGCTTGATGACATTAACTGGAAGATGGAGCTTAAGAAGATTGACCAAGCGATTACAAAGACCATAGAAAATGTTATACTTTTGGTGACGATGGGAAATACCCCCGACAAAGGAGGTATCAACCCTAACAACCTTAAAGCAATGCAACAGCTTTTCCAGAATGAAAGTATTGGGCGCGCATTGATTGCAGACTATACAACAAAAGCAGAATTTATCATACCCGATTTAAATAAAGTTTTGGGGCCAACTAAATATCAAATAGTAAATGAAGATATTAAAGAAGGTTTGCAGAATATTATCGTAGGTAAAGAGAACTACTCAAGCACTCAAGTTAAAGCACAGATATTTCTCGAAAGATTAAAGGAGGCTCGTCACACTTTTATTAATGATGTTTTGCAGCCTCAAATCAAAGAAGTGTGCAAGATGATGGGATTCAAGAATTTCCCCACAGCTAAGTTTGTTGAGATTGATATCAAGGATGAAGTGCAATTGCAAAGAGTTGCGTCAAGATTAATCGAGATGGGAATCATTACTCCAGAACAAGGAATGACTGCACTTAAACAAGGCGTTTACCCCGATCCAAAAGATTTACGGGTTGCACAAGAGCGGTTTGTTGAAGATAGAGAAAAAGGTTACTATACTCCTCTTAGTGTTGCTCAGCCAATTATGCCAGATGGAGAAGAATTACCTCAAGGCGCTAATCTACCTAAAGTCCCCAATGATAACGGTAGGCCGGCAGGCAACAAAACAAAGACTGACAATTTAATTGCGTCTGAAGATTTGTATGCTAGAAAAGATATTCAACAAGTTATATATGCTACCGAAGACCTACAGAAGCATGCCGAAAAAGAATTAAGAGAGTTCTACGGTAAAAAAAGACTGTCTAAGCAACAAAAGGAAATGGCTCATGATTTGGCAGAGAGCGTAATCATATCAAAAGAGAAAGATCAATGGGAATCTGAAGTTAGTGCTTGCGTGTCTGACTTTAACAAAATCGAACAGCTCGAAGTGATGCCTGAAATTTTAGACATAAGTCAACAACACGAAATTGTATCATATCCAGCTGCACTATTATACCATAGTAAAAAAATAAATACTGAAAAAGAATAATTTTGTGTATAATAACTTATTATGGATTTACCTTTTAAGCATACTACTAGGTTTTATCAAGATATTTCTTTAGCTAATTTAGAAGAGGAGCAATTTATATCCTCTGCCTCTTTAGAGTCATTAAAATCAATGGCGCCCGAAGGAATCGATTTTGAGAAAAACATTGATCTGGTCGGAGTAGCATTTAACGCTGCTGTCGCAAACAAATTCAACAAGAATGGTGATGGCATCGATACAGCCACTGCTGTCGCAATAAAAGATTACTTTATTCACAAACCAACTAATATCGAGCATCAAAAACAAAAAGTAGTTGGACACATTGTTGGGGCGTCTCTATCTAGCTATGGTGATAATCAAATGATTACTCCAGAAGAAGCTATGCAAAAAGACGGACCTTTTAATATAGCATTGTCGGCGGTTATATACAAGACAGTAAACAAAGACTTTGCGGAACTTGTAGAAAAATCAGTAGACGAATCAAGTGAGTTCTATCATAAAGTTTCAGCGAGTTGGGAAATCGGATTTAATGATTATGCGATTGCTCTCGGTAGCGAAAATCTTCACGAGTCTGAAATTATTGAAGGTGAGAAAAAAGAAGACTACAAACAATACCTAAGAGCATACGGAGGAAACGGAAGAACCGATGAAGGCGTCGAGGTTTACCGCTTGATCATGGGCGACATTTATCCTCTCGGAATCGGCTTTACTGCCAATCCAGCTGCCGACGTAAAAGGCCTAACAGCCTTCGAGGATAAACAAAAACAATTAGAGGTTAAGACTAAAAAAGTATTTAGTTTTGATAGATTAAAAATAAAAAATAATATTTTTGAAGAAAAAAGTTCCCAAACCGAAAAAGACGATGTAATTTT